ATAATTTGGCCAAGGGCAAGAAATACGCCTTTGGCATCGTCCGTACTGAGGCCCATTGCTGCAACCGCTTTGGTAACTGCCAGAAATTGCCGATTCGTTTCATCCGTACTTTGGCCGGCCATTTTGGAACTGGCTGCAAAAGTCTTGTAACCTTCAGCAACCCCGAGCAAGTCCAATCCAAGGCTGGATGCAGTGCGCCGGATGAAAGCCATTGATTTTTGACCTTCCTCAATTGAGCCGGATGAAAAGGTGATAGCCTTTTGAAGCTGCTCGAATTTGGCCGTAATGTTTATTACCTCTTTTCCAAAGGCGACTATTGCGGCACCGCTGAAAGCTATACCTAAAGAGCTGCCAATGCTGTTAATGGTGCTGCCAAGGTTTCCCATACTGGACCTTGCAGAATTGACCCCCTGACTGACCTTTTCAGCCCCGGCCTTGCCTTCGTTGCCCATCTTTTGGAATTGAGCCGTCAGCCTTTTTGCCTCAGCAAGTGCAGCCTGCTCATCTTTGGTCAGCCCGGATAACTTGCTTTCCAGTTGAGCCAGCCCGGAGACATCACCGAGCTTATAATTGACTACAATGTCGTTTGTGCTAATCGTTGCCATAGTGCGCCAAAGATAAGGATTTCCGGCGATCTGCGGACTGCTATCTCAGATCGGGCAGGCAACCTGCGGCCCGCTATCTTCCAGCCTTGTGCAGCCGGATCAGTTCTTCCTTCACTACATTGTGCTTCCAGATACCCATCACTTCCAATTCCTGATAATCTCGAATAGAGCCTTTTGTGATTCTAACAAGTTCGCTAATTCTGGATTTGTTTCTCCGGGTATATTCAGCATAGTAGCTACTTCCAGATGGTGGATTGCCTTTATTGCCTCGGCTCGCATAAGAGTTGCCAAATTCTGCTCCCAATCTTGCAAAGAGGGCAGAAAGTTTAATATTGGCAGCTTCAAAAAAAAATCTGGTATATCGTGGCTTTCGGCCCAGTGCTTTGCCTTTGAAACGCCGTATTGATAGTTGTAGGTAGTAATATCCTCAGTTTCATCGAAGTACAGGACCGTGGCCAACTTCATGCGCAGGGTCAGGTTGGTGGCCAATCCAAACCGCTCTTTCAGATGGCTATTCAGCACCGCCAATTTGGTCAGGAGTGCTTCTTTGGTCTTTATCTTGCTATCCATCAGGACCGCATCAACTGCGGCCATGTGCTTTTGCAGGATTGCCGGACTGATACCCCATTCCAGTTCTTCATAAATATCCAGAGCAGCATTGGCCCGGGTGTAAGGGATGTACGGCTCGGAAATGAAGCGGTAATAATTGCGCCCGCCAGAGGTAAAGGCATATTCGATTTTATCCCGCCATTCCGCTGGTGCAGTTCCGGCGTAGGCTTTATTCGCCTCGGTAGATGTATCGGGCAAAGAGTTCGTTTCCGGCATAGACCCAGCCGAAGCCGAAGGCGACCTGCCAAAGATGTTTAATAATGTTTGCATCACTTGGAGTTAAGAGGAAAAGAATGTAAAGCCACGGAGCCATGCAGAAAGGACAGCGGCCCATTGGTTTATTAAGGCGGTATGGCAGCCGGTCAATTAGCTTACCGTACCAATGCAGGTATGGCACCTCGTCCAGACAATAGGCGAAAAACCAGCAAAAAAAAGCGGTCGATATTGCACTGACAATCATCGCCTGCTGCCCCTTGGTCCTTTCGGCTTTTTGGTGCCGCAGTTACATTTGAACTTCATATCCGCAAAGGTAACAAAAAAACCACTTGAAATTTCCAAGTGGCTTTCAGTCCAATTCTATCAAATCACTACAAAAAGGCATTTAGCTCTCCGGTTGTCGAATCAAATTCGCCGACCTCAAAGCTGACAGTATCATAAGTCTTTCCGCCCTGCTCAAAGGTTATCAGTTGGCCGGAAGGTGTAAAGAATTGCAGTTGGTATAAGCCGCCGTATGGATTGAAGAACCCAGCATCGTAGTCTTGCGTAAGGATGACAACCTGACCTGATAGCGGGGCTTCGGTTAGCGTTATCTTTTGCCCCTTGCCGTTGGTTATCTGAATGGTGATCTCAGCCTCAGAATAGGCAGGCGGTACATGGATGAATAATCCCTCCATGCAATCGGGCAGAAGGGTGCAGACTTTCAGGATATTCTTGCAGCAACTCATGGGGCAAAGTTACTACTTTTCGCAATTTTGTCTCCAAATTCTTGCAGCCCATATTCAGCAACTATCTGGTAAAAGTTGGTTGTCAGGTAATACCGCAAGGCATCCAGACAGTGGCCGATTTGTGGATTTTCATTTTTCCAAGCATCCAGACTTCCATCATTGTTTATCCGGGCCGCTTTTAAGTCGGCTATCAATTCAGGCATAAAAGTAGCGGCAAATAAGCCCTCGTTGTGGTCGTGTAAGGAGAGTAGAACTTTGCCGTGCTTAAGTACCAGATTGGTATGTAAACGACTTGATATGTAGCGTGGGTTGGCATTGGGTATATGCATCTGGTAGGTCGGGTCGAGGTGCAGGTAATTGGCAATCAGTTGATAATTGGACTTGTTATCACTTGTCGCCTCATTCGCATTCTTGCCGCTTCGGTCGCCGTTTATGTGGTATTCAAAGCCCGGATATTCAGCCAATATGGTTTGGCACATTGCCTCAAGGTCGTGCATCCGGTAAACCTTCAGCACATGAACATTGCAATAGTATCGGTCCTTTGGTGCGTTAATCGTGTGCTGTGCGACAAGGCAGGTATTTCCACCATTGGCAGAGTTGAAATCGAAGGACAGATACAGCGGCATCCCGGGTTTGGCTTTGATTGCACCCCGGAAGACATGAACCGTCTCATCAAATTCTTTGGCAAATAGCTTTTCCTTATCCCAGATACCCCAGTGGCCGAGTGCATAGATTTCGTACATTGTCTCATTCACTTCCCGAAGGGCTTCCATCCGAGTTATGTAGTTGGCATCCAGAAAGCTCAAGGCATCCCGGTAGGTACCATGCAGCCGCAGTATTTGGTCCTGCTCTGCTTCCGGCACCTCATCGAAAAACCGCTTCTTTATCCAGTGTGTATCGCTGACCGGGTTAAAAGTCAGGAAGAACCGCTTTTGGTGATTGGACTTGCCCCGCAATCGAAGGGTTATCTGAGTGAAGTCATCCAGAAAAAGTTCGGTCGCTTCTTCAATCCAGATATACTTTGCCTGACTTAGCGATTTCAATTTTTCCGGGTCATCGCAGCCGAGGAAAACTATTTTGTTGGTACCTGAATGAATCTCCATGTAACCGGGCTTGACCTGCAGAAAGTGGTTTATGCCCCACTCGTTTATTTTGTTTTTGAAATCGGCGAAGACTGAATTGCGCAGCGTTGCGGCAACCTTGCGGATTACAAAGAAAGTCTGATATTGGTTTTCGCCATGATTGCAGATTTCAGCCAAAAAGAGCTGAATCATGGACTGGCTTTTACCCGAGCCGCTTCCGCCCCAAAGGATATTGAAGGTCTTCGGATTAATTACTGAGGGCAAGTATTTCTGTTGCCACAGTGCCGGGTCTGAGAGGTCAAGAGTCTGCAATCGGCTTTGGTTTGATTACCGTTACCATGCTGCCGGAAAGGTCCACATCTTGCTTAGGCTTGCCATAGGCCCGGTCAAGAAGTAGTTCGGCGGCCCGAACATCGCCTTTTGCCGCCTTGGCTCTGAGGGCCATCAGGATTGCCTCTGCCGCCGTCTTGCCGTCCTTTTCATCGCCTAAAACATTGGCTAATAGTTCCCGGAGTTCCGGGAGTTTTTTTGGACGGCCTCCTCCAGTTGCTCCTCCTGATTTTAATGTGCCTCCGTTCCGTCCGGGTCTTGTTCCTGCCATTGCATTACGGATTAGTTACGGAATTATTGAGCGGCACGGTCGAATCGAACGCCCCTTCAGTCTGGAGTGACTGACCCTCTCCCTTGTGAGGTAGTGCCGCTTGTGTTTTTCGATCTTGCAAAGATACTTTTTTCCCTTTATACATCCCTGCTCCCATTTCATCTATTTTGCTAAATGGCAATATTGGAACAGTTATTTTGCAAGTCTTGTCAATTAGGTAAATGTATCTTAATTGAAAGCCTTTTATCTTTTGCCACCCATTATGTTCATTATCTAAATATTTTTTCCAATTACCATATTTATTCATTAATGTTTTACTTGACTTTATTGTCATTGAATGAATTTTACTCCCATTAGGTAATAAAAATAAATCGCTATTTTCTTTTATTAAAGTTAAATTAAATCCACTTGCTCTATAAATAGTTCCGTCCCCACAATCGCATCCATCTGAATAAGATAAAATCCATTTTATTTGAGGAGCATTTTTTTTAATCAATTTAAAGGTAATTGCAATACATCTACTTTCTGAATACTTTGGTAAATATTCGTCAAATGCCATTCTATTTAATTCTAAATAATCATTCCACCCTGTATTTTCAACTAATCCTATTGTTTTACTTTTATCTAAAGAACTACCATAAGACATTACTCCATGCAATTTTTCATCTAAAAAGCAACCAAAGTGTAAAGTGCTATTAGGTACTACCTTTCCGCTGTAATGATTTTTTTTTACAAACTCATTAGCAATCTTACTAGGTATTACTTTTACAATTATTTCCTTTGCTCTGCCCATTGCATTATAATTAAATAAAGTGCGTTGCCATTTGAATTTTCGTTACCCATTGTTTCAGCATACTTATATTCATCTGTTAATTTAATGTCTGCTATTGCGTTTTTAATTTGTTCCGCTTGTTCATCTGCCAATGTAAAAGTCATTTGTTGAAACGGTGCTTTGTCCCCATCTGGCAAACTAAAATCAGTTCCTAAATCATCACTATCATTAAAAAATACTGGCAAATCCAAACCCCATTCAACTAATAATTCCTCATCCCAATCATTCGCCAAGTCATCCCAATTCCATTCTCCAAACCCAACATTGTCTTTGATGATAAATTCCCTTTGCTTTTCCTCAGACCAATCTACAACCTCAACTGGCACCTCTTTCCATTTGGCCTCTTTCATTGCCCGAAATCGCATATTGCCGCCAAGGATAACCATATCCTTATTGACGACAATCGGCCTGACATTGGCCATCTCTGGAAAGTCTTTCAGGCTTTGAACCAGCTTTGCAAATCGCTCATCTTTGATTATGCGAGGGTTTGCCGGGTTTCTGGTTATTTCTGAAATTGGAACTACCTGCATGCTGGTTACTTCTTTTTTGCTGCCTTCTTTGCCTTTTTAGCGACCGATAGAGAGATTGCGATTGCCTGTTTTCTGGGCCGGCCTCGCTTCATTTCAGTCTTGATATTTGAACCTATCGTTTTCTGGCTGTAACCTTTTTTCAATGGCATGGCAAACTGGTTTAGGATGCAAAGTTACAAAAAAAGCCCCGATTAAGAGGCTTTGAGTTTTTTCAGAAATTCGGCAACCAGTTTTTTGATTTCAGGTGCCTGTGATTGAGGCACCCGAAAAGCGACCGTAGTAGTTGCCTCGCCGTATTGCGGTTTTCGGCCTGCGTTGGATTTGGGCATTACCAGAGAGGTAAAGGGGCCGAAGCCCCGGTTTAAATTATCTCCAGTAATTGAATTTTACCACCGCATCATTAAAGTAAGGGAATTTGGTTTCATTCACTCCCAATGACCTTAGTGCTGCGATTTCCTTGCTGCATTCTTCTCTTTGAATCAGATATGCGGCTTGACTTCTTTTTGTTGATGAATTTTTTGAATCTGACATTGACCCTACTTTTGAAAGAAGGCTAACGATTCTCTGACCTAAATTTTGCGTTCTCATTTTTTTTTGTTGTTAAATCCTGCACCGTTGCAGTGATACAAAGGTAATACCTGTTTTCTATTTTGCAAACTTTATTCAAAATATTTTGCAAACTTTTTTAACTTCTTGATTTTTATCAAAAAAAAAGCCACCTAAAAGGCGGCTTCTTTTGGAAAACCAAGATTTAACAACATTCATTTCAAATTCAAAACCGA